TCTTCTGGCGTGTCTTGTCCGGTTCCCGATGATCGTCGCGGCAACCCGCAAGCTCGCGCAGAAAATTTTCAAGCAAGTTCAAAAAACGTTTGCGATCAACCCCCTGATCGTTGCCGACTTCCCCGAGATCTGCGATTGTGTTCTTGCGTTGGAGGGCGCCCCGCAAAGAGCCAGCAAGCAACACGTTGCCGGGAGACCTACTCGCATCATCTGGACCCAAGACGAGATCGGTTTCCCTGATGTCATCGGGAGCCCCTACGGCAATCGGTTTGTAAGCTACTGCGGACTCGACAGCGCGATCCGTGGCATCAGCTTCAGCGGCGTTCGCCCCGACTTTGCGCTCATAGACGACCCCGAGACTCGCGAGGTTGCTTTTTCAGACACGCAGCACCATAACGTCGAAGAGATGATCGACGGTGACATCGCGCTGCTATGCGGTCCTGATAAACAGATGACTCGCGTAGTTTTGACGACGATCCAAAACCGCCGCTGTTATTCGTACCGGGTTACGGATCGAACAAGCAAGCCAGCTTTCGCGGGCGACCGCTACGGCAGTCTCTTGTCGTGGCCGGAAAACCTTGACCTCTGGAGAGAGTACATAGCGATCCGCCAGAAGAACCAAGAAGCTGGCGACAAAGACGGCGAAGAGGCTACTGCGTTTTATCTTTCCAAGCGGGAGGAAATGCAGACAGGCGCGAAGCTCGCCAACCCTTACCGCTACATCAGCAAGCTCAAGCCCAACGGAGAGCCGATCGAAGTCGATGGGCTGCAAAGTTTTTTCAACAAGGTCGCCGATCTCGGAATGTCGCGAGTCAACGCCGAACTTCAAAACCAGCCCGACGAAGAGGAAGCAATCGAATCGATCGGACTCACGGCGGGCAGGGTTGCCGGGCGAATCAGCGGGCTAAGGCAGAATGAGCTTCCCCCGGCCGGACCTCTCAGGATCGTCGTCGGCTGCGATGTCGGAAAATACTTTTGTCACTGGGTCAAGATCGCATTTTACGGAAACGCGATCGGCTCGGTGCTCGACTACGGGATCGCCGAGGTCCCCGGCACTCGAACCACGACCAGCCAGCAAGCAATCGAGCGGGCGATCTTCACTGGCCTTTTGCAATGGCGAACCGACATCCTTGCCGAAAACCCTCCCGAGTTTTGCTTGATCGACTCAGGCGGAGAGTGGGGCGTTGCGATCTATGAGTTCTGCCGAGAAGCGGGCTCTCCGTTTGCCTCCGCCAAGGGTTACGCTGAAAGCCAGTTTCAGCTTGGACAGAACAGCGTCACTCGTCGCACGTTTCTGGAGTGCTGGGCTGGGGCAATGCCGAGCGAACGGATCTGGCTTTATCATCACAACTCCGAGTTCTGGAAACAGTGGGTACATGAGCGATTCAACACGCCAACCTTTGACGACCAGCACCAGCGAAACGATGGGGCGATCAGCCTTTACGCGAGCGAAGATCCCAAGCGGCATCTTAGCTACAGTCATCACATCGTGGCCGAAGAACGGCAAGAGATCTTTGTCCCGGGCAAGGGGCTGCAGCGCAAGTGGGTGAAGATCAACAAGAACAATCACTATCTCGACGCGACTGCTTTGGCTTGCTGCGCGGCCGGGATCATCGGCGTTCGAGTTGTCAGCAGTGCGCCGCCAGTAATTCACGCGCCTGCCAAGTCATCGACACCGCAGGAAATGCAACAGCGATCAGGGAACCTAAACCGAGGAAACGGGAAAGGCTGGGTTAATCGACGATGAAAAACAAACACAGAGGGCGCCCCGCCGACATCGAAGAGAAACCCAAGCCGAGACTTTTCTCAGCGCCTCCTTGCGGATTCTGTAAGGGGCTCAGGCCCGAGCACTCCAACTACAGCCGGGTATATGCAACGCTAAAAAAAGCCGGGCTGATGATCCGCTACATTCGCTGCCACTTCTGTCAACAAAGCTGGGTTCACTCCGAACCATTGTCCAGCGGGATAGAAAACCAGCCGCAAACAAAAGCGGAAACTGAGGTACAACTTGAAACACCTACCCCGCCAGCAGATAAAGTAAAGCCATGACCACCCAGCAACTACTTGACGAGATCAACGCCGCACTGTTCGCGCTGATTACAGGCGGCGCTTCGAGCTACTCGATCCAAGGGCGAACTGTCACGAAGCTAGACCTCGCCGCCCTGCTTGACGCGAGAGACCGGCTAACGCGCGAACTCGAACGGCAAAACGGCGCGGGCATTTTTACTCTTGCAAAATTCAACCCAACAAGCCGCTAAATGTTTACGCGATTACTTGACGGTTTTATCGGCGCGTTCTCTCCCGAGTCGGCGCTCAAGCGGGCGCACGCGAGAAAGCTGCTTCAGAGAGGATACTCCGCCGCCGAGCCGAGCCGACTCAACGCGAACAAGCGGCCGAAGAATCAAAGCGCCGATCAAGAATTGTCTGGTCCGTTTGGCGCGAATACCATGCGGGCGTGGGCGAGGATGCTGGTTCGCGACAACGCTTGGGCGTGGGGTGTCGTCGATACTTATGTCAACAACGTCATCGGCAAAGGGATCAACGTCCAAAGCGCCTTTGAAACGCCAGAGGGCGAAGACGTTGAAAACGTAAACGACGAGCGGGATCGCGTCTGGTCACAGTGGTGCGAAGTCTGCGAAGTCAACGGGCAATACACTTTCAGCGAAATCCAGCAGATGATCATGCGGGAGATCGTCGAAGCTGGCGAGGTCCTGATCCGAATGATCACGGTCCCGCAAAAGTACAAAGGCATCTTTCGCCCGGTCCCGTTTGCAATTGAACTGATCGAAGCCGACAGGCTCGCCGAAGATCGCGACCGGCTCGCTGGACATCGCGCCGCAAACGGATCTGAAATCGTGCGCGGCGTGGAACTTGACGAAGAGGGCAAGCCGATCGCCTACTGGATCTACCCGACACACCCTAACGACATCCGCAAGGTCGCGCCGACTCCAGTACGGATTGACGCGAGCGAAATCATCCATCTTTACAACCGCGAGCGAGTCGGGCAGACTCGCGGGATCACAATCTTCGCGCCGGTTGTAAGCTGGATGCGGGATCTGGGTTTGTACGTTGAGAACGAGCTACAGGCCAGCGCGGTCGCGAGCTGTTTCACGGTTGCGATCCGCAGCGACTCGCCGACGACTGGACTTCTTCCGCCGACAACGATCTCGCAGGAAACAAACGACGAAAACGGGAACCGGTACGACTACCTAGAGCCCGGCATGATCATGCGACTCCGAACCAACGAGAGCATCGAAAGCGCTAACCCGGGCAGACCCAACAGCGGCGCGGATCCGTGGATCAGGCTCATGCTTCGCGGGATCGCTGTCGGCACGGGATTGAGTTACGAAACAGTTGCACGGGATTACTCGCAGACAAACTACAGCAGCAACCGCGCGAGCCAACTCGAAGACCGTCGAAGGTTTCGCCGGTGGCAGCGGTATTTGATCGATCACTTCAACAAGCCGATCTGGAATCGTCTTTGCATGGCGGCGGCACAGGCGGATCTGCAGTCGTTCCCAACAGCGAGCGAGCTACTCGCCAACCCCGAGAAGGCCGCGCCGTGCGAGCATATGCCCCCGGCTTGGGAATGGGTCGATCCCGGTGTCGAACAATCCAGCTCCGAAGCATCGATCAACGCTTTTCAAACGACCTACGCCGAAGAACTAGGCGCGAAGGGCCTGAACTACCGGCACGTTTTCTACCAGCGGGCAAAGGAGCAGGAGCTCCTGAAAAAGCTCAAGCTCGCCCCGGGAGACGAATCGGGAGCCCCGGGAGCCCCTCCAAGCCCCGGGGGCGAGGGATCAGCCCCTCCCCCGGCTCAAACATCGCCGGGAGCCGAAAGCCCCGCAGGAAGCCCCGCAGAGGCCCCGGCCGAGGTGCAAGTCCAAGACACCGCGCTGAATGGCGCTCAGGTCTCGAGCCTAGTCGGAGTCCTCGAACAGGTCGCGGCTGGCGTTTTGCCGCAGGATACAGCCAAGGCAGTCATTGCCGCAGCGTTTCCAACGTTAGACAAATCGCTGATTGAACAGATCGTTGCGCCGATCCAAGTCATCAAGCCCGACTCACCGGCCGCGCCCGAGGGCGAAGAACCAAAAAAAAAAGACGAAGCGTCATCAGATATGGCGTCATTGCCACGCTGCACAGGAACGGGCGACGATTGCAATTGCAAGATCTGCAGGGATAAACAATCCCGCGCGTTTTGTGGAACCGGCAAAGACGGCGGCTTAGACAATAGCTGCACACCGGCCAACGCCGGTAAGTCGATGTCCGAGGTAACGGGCGATAGCGGCAAGAGCGGGAAATCAGGGACGCCGGGATCGTCGCGGGTACTGTTTGAAGTCGCACCAGACCCCGACAACAAAGAACTTGCCGAGCGGTTTAGCTCGATGAGTCCCGACGATCAGATCGAAGCAAGTCAGAACGTCAGCCGCAAGGTAATGCCCAAGGTCCTCGCGGCGCTCGGGCTCGAAAACGTCACGATCCAAGATCAGATCGGCGGCTTTGAAGATCTCAGCTCGCCGAGTTTCGCGGCTGTCGTTCACGACCCGGCAGACATTCCGCAGATCATGTCCCTGACTAAAGCTACCGGCTTTGCACTTTCACAGAAGTCGATGATGGTCACAAGCTCTCAGCCGTTTGAAGGCGGGGAGAAGGGCGGTTTCATTACGATCGAACTTCCCGAGGGCGCCGATCAGGATACAATTCACGGAGTCTATCAGGCGCTGCGAAGCAAACTCGGCGACCGGGTTGGCGGTCATACAACCGTTGACGGGCAAATGCTGATCGTTGACACACAGCCGAACAGCCGCGAGTTTGCAGACGAGATCGACAAAGCGCTGAACGGCGCTTACGAGATGAAACACGCCGAAGGGTACTACGCTTGGCCGCAGAAAGAAGATTACAACTATGCCAGTGAAACCGGGACTTCCGACTTGGTTGGAAAACGGGGGAGCCTTGATCGCGCCGGGATTCGATCCATCCAAGGCGAAGCCAGCGACGAACTCGAAAAAGAACTCCAAGCAAGATCAGGAAAAAGCAAAGCGGCGGATTCTGGATCTGATGAAGGGGGAAAACTATCAACTCCTTCAGGAGTTATTGGATCAACAACTCCAGAAGATTACAAAGGGACGCCGCGATACAACGGCAACAAAAAGGGCGCGCCGAAAGACGCCGTGAGCGTTGTCGGCGTTCACTACGGATTCTCTGAGGGAGTCGTTCTTAATTCAGCCGCCTACGGCAAGGGCCTGAAGGGCGCAGAGAAGAGCCGGATCGCACAGGCAGACGACAAGCGGATCGGGCAACGGATCTATTTTTATGTAGACGAAGGCGAGGGCGTTTTCCCTGAAGCGGGCGTTGGGCCGCATCGCAAGCAAGTCCAGATGGACAACCTTTACCACGTGAAAAAAGATCCTACGCTTTGGCGCAAGGCTGGAGGGGACGCGAACAAAGCTGAGAGCCTTATTCTCGATGCCGGTTACGATGGTTACTACGTCGAGTCAGGTTTTGGAAATCAGGGCGTAGCAGTTCTGCTCGGGCCGCGCAAGGTTCCGATCAAGTGGACTCGGCGAGAAAAAGAGGAAGCAAAGCGCTGGCTTGAGCGCGCTTTCTGCGGCACAGGCAAAGACGGCGGAATCGACAACTCATGCAGTCCTGCAAATGCCGGTAAGTCAATGGCAGAGGTCGCGGGCAAAGCTGCTTCATCAGGCAAGACCGTAAAGCCGCCCCAAGCAAAAGCAGATCTTGGAAAACAAGACAGCGGCGGCAGACTGATCGATACGCAAGCGATCCACTATGACTCGGATCAAAAAGAGTGGACGCCAGAGCGAAAAGTGCTTCACGAAAAAATCCAGACGGATCGAATGGAAGGAAAAACGCCAGTCGATCAACCCGTAGCAATTTTATTCGGCGGCGGCGGCGGCGCTGGCAAATCTACAATTGCACACAGTGGAGCGCTCGGCGATCTTTCTAATTTTGTAATGATCGACTCGGACGCAATTAAAGGCGATCTGCCCGAATATCAGGAGATGCTCAAAAACAAAGACAATACGGCGGCAGCGGTGGCTCATGAGGAGTCGAGCTATCTCGCCAAGCAATTGCATGATCGCGCTGGAAAGGGAAAATTTAACGTTGTTCTGGATGGGACAGGGGACAGCGGCATAAATAGCGTTATGAAGAAGGTCGAAAAGATGCGAGAGCATGGGGCGAAGGTGGTCGCGCACTATGTCACAGTTGACACCGAGACAGCGATGCAGCGAAACCGCGAGCGGTATAAAAAAACCGGCCGGTATGTTCCCGAGGAAATGCTGAGGTGGGCGCATAAAAACGTTAGCGAGATTGTCCCTGAGCTTATCAAAAGAAAAGCGTTCGACGAGTTCACGTTGTGGGACACGAACGACACAAGCAAGCGAATCGCTTACCTAGACAAAGGCAGCTTGGTAATCGAAGACGAAAAAGCGTGGAATCGTTTCTTAGGCAAGGCGAAAGAGTAATGAGCTTAACGGTCAAAGAATTAAACGCGATCATCAAAGAGCTGGCTTTCGGTGCGAAGCGAACAGTGTTCGGAAGAGAGGCAAACGAGATCCGCAAGCGAGCCAAGCCGGATATTGATCAAAAACTAAAAGAGGGCGCAATCATCGATCTGCTGATTGAGGTCGAAGAAGAAGAAGACGAGCAAAAGCCCGCGAGGGATCGTAAAAAAAAAGAGCGTAAGCGAGCCTTTTGCGGGACAGGTAAAGACGGCGGGCTAGATAACTCCTGCTCGCCAGCCAACAAAGGCGCGAGCATGGAAAGCGTAACGGGGTCAGGCGATCCTAGTGACAGTCTCGGCGGCGATCTCTCTCGGCCGGTCCCAATGCCCGGGCAAGCGTGGTTGCCGTTTATCACACCAGACGATCAGAAAAACTACAAGCTGGAGCAAGCCGCAGCGGTTAGCAACAAAATGGTCGAGACGATCATCTCTCAAATCGAAGAGGGACTGCCAGAGGGCGAAGAGGTCATGGTCTCATGGAACGACATCGACGAGGATGAACAGCAAGAAGCCCAGTCCTCTTGGGAACAAGATAATTTTTCCGAGAAGTACAGCGAGCTGATGGATCAAGCAAAAGACGATTTCTTGATGGACAAGGAGAACGCGGCCGAAGACGATTGGGAAGATGCATGGACCGATGGAAACGCCGAAGACAAACTGATGGAGATCTGGGAAGACAAAAAAGCCCAGTTCCAAAAAAATTACCTTGTCAGCGATTCAGCGATTGAAGCGATGACCCCAGAGATCGACGGCGGAGACTACTCTTTCGACGAAGACGCAGCGAAAGAGGCGGGCATTAGCGACGAGCATTTTGAAATCTTTACGAGCTTGATGGTTGCCGAGCAGCAAGAAGCAAAAAGGGAATTCAAGCAGTCTTACATCGAACAAGCAAAAGAAACCGCTGAAAGCGACTGGGAAAGCGAAAGCGACAACATCAGCGACAACCTCTCGCAAAATGTCTACGAAGACTTGTCCAGCGAATGGTACAACATGAGCGACGACGAGAAGCTGGAGGCGTCAGGCTATTCAGCCACCGAACTGAAAGACATCGAGCTGCCCGGCGAGTGGAAGATCGCGAAGAACGGCGAAGACTACAAAAAAACCCGCAACGTTGTTCGGTATGTTCAAAAAAGAGTCATGAGGGAAACGCTCGAAGCTCGCGGCTTGCCCGACTCGATCAACCACGAAGAGGCGATCGCGAGCAGCTGGGTCTCATGGAAACAGAGCAGCACCAGCTCGGCGGGGTTGCTTATGCAAGACTGCACAGCCGAAGAGCTAGGAGGGAGAAAGCAAGACTGGAGCGACGAACAAAAAAAACTCATCGACCAAGCTGCGTTGCGGTTTACGACCGAGTATGGGGGTCAGACCAAAGAAGAACTTAACGCAATGGGCAGAGAGGGTGGAATCAAGTTCGGCCGCGAGATCATGAAAGCGCACATTCGCGGCACGTGGGCCGCAACTCAGTACGCGCTGAAACAATCGGGGAGCGATAAGGTCTATCTCTATCGCGCAGTCTTGATCGACAAGGATCTGGTCAAAGGACAAGGGATAACGATTGACGTAGACCTCAAGACGAGAAAAGAAGAATTCAAGACATTGCCAGAACTCAAGCTCAAGCGAAACGGCTTGGCATCGACAGCGATGGGGCGAGAGGGTCTCGGGGTCGCTAACAACTGGAATGGAGTTGATCTTAAAAAGCCGCGCGACCAATACGCGCGGGTTGTCCTGCGAATTGAAGCGCCCCGGGAAGCGGTGGTCAGCATCCCGGCGTTTGGGCAAAACATCCACGCCGAGCAAGAGGCGGTGATCGCCGGAATGAAATACAAGTGGGACGCTTTCCTTGACCGCGCGCCGTATCACGAAGAACACGAAATAGGCAAACACTTATGACAATCGAAATCGATCTCGACGATGACGGCAAGCACTGGCTGACAAAAGTTCGCGAGCAAAAACAAAAAGAGCGAGCCAAACAATTTTCCGAAAAACGGAAAGAGCGACTGCGCGCGTTGAAAGACAAGCACAGAATCAAGAAAGAAAAAAATGGCTAAATACGACCATATCGACTTCACACCTCCCGAAGGGGTCCGCGCCGAAGCAAAGCGCGGGCTTGAGTGGCGAGACGAGCACAACCGGGGCGGGACGGCCGTTGGAGTTGCAAGAGCGAGAGATCTTTCAAACGGCGCAAAAATATCGCCGGAAACTGTCGGGAGAATGTCTAGCTACTTCGCGCGGCATGAAGTAGACAAGAAGGGAGAGGGCTGGAGTCCAAGCCAGAAAGGCTTTCCTAGCGCCGGGCGGATCGCTTGGGCTCTCTGGGGCGGAGACCCCGGGAAAGCATGGGCCGCGAAACTTAGCAAACAGATGGAAGCCGCCGACAAAACCGAGCGGCAAAGCATGACGCACAAGCAAATCTTACGGATGGTCTCGATTCGAGAGGCCACCGCAGACCCAAAGAAAAAATCGGTCGAGGTTGTAATTGCAACCGAGAACCCCGTCGAGCGGTACGACGAAAACACCGGGCAAGCGATCCCCGAGATCCTCAAGATGTCAGGCGTGAAATTCCGAGGGGACAAAAAACAATTGCCGATCGTGGATTCTCACGACCGATCGAGCGTTGCAAATGTCTTGGGCTCGGTTAGAAACCTAAGAATCGATCGCGGCAAGCTAGTCGGCGATGCAGTCTTCGCTGGCGACCAGCGATCGCAAGACGCCTATCAAAAGCTGATCGACGGTCACATCACAGACTTTAGTATCACGGCAACCCCTCGCAACGTTCACCGAGTGAAGCGCGGCGAAGTGTACCGGCAAGACGAAAGCGACATCGAAGGACCAGCGGACATCGTTACCGAGTGGGTCCCAACCGATGCAAGTTTAGTCGCGGCTGGCGCTGACGAAACAAGTACAGTTCGCGAACTGAAACGATCTTACACCTCACCAAAAGGGATGAAACGAATGAACGAAGAACTCAAGGCGCAACTTGTCGGCATGGGTATGCCAGAGGACATCGCCACCGCTGAAGACGCGCTGGCTTGGGCGATGGGCGCCATGGGCGGAGCATCGGAGCGAGCAGAGGATCCGATGACGGGCGAAGAGGAAGACGACGAAGACGAAACCGAAATCGAAAAGGCCGAGGGCGAAGACATGCCCGAGGAAGACAAAACCAAGCGCGGCGACATGAAAGAGAAGAAAGAAGAAGAGGCAGTCCTTCGCGCTCTTCGCTCCGATGTCAAGCGGCGCAAGGAAATCCAAGCGCTCTGTCAGGGCGCGAACATCAAGCGGGAGTTCGCCGATTCGCTTTGCGATCGCGGCGTGTCCCTGAAGCAAGCCCGGGAACAAATTTTGAGGAAGATCATGAACAAGCCACTCGGCAGCAGCGCCGGACGCGAGCGGATCAGCGTTACCAGTTCGGGAGACGATCGCTTCTCGGCAGCAATGCGAGAGAGCCTGATCAGCCGAGCATGTCCGCAGAAAGGCAAGCCACGCGAAACAAACGACTTTACCAACCTTTCGATGAAGCGCATGGCCGAGCGATGGCTGCAGCGTCATCAAGTCAACACTGACCGTATGACCGATCGGGACATCGCAATGGCCGCGCTCGGAGCGCCCAGCCACATGCAGCGCTACAACATCGAGCGAGCCGCTTACCACTCCAGCGGATCGTTTTCGAACTTGCTGCTTGACGCCGCAAACAAGACGCTTCTCGCGGCCTACGAAGAAATCCCTTTCACTTACGAGAAGTGGGTCCGCAAGGCCCCGGCTGTTCAAGACTTCAAGGCGATCAACCGGATCCGTTTTTCTGAATCGCCAAACCTTGAGATCGTCCCTGAGCTGCGCCCCTACAAGGAGCAGCAATACAGCGACAACCGGACAAGCTACACCGTGGACAAGTACGGTGCGATCTTCTCGGTGTCGTGGGAAACCGTTGTCAACGACGATCTTGACGCTATCTCTCGGGTTCCGGCGATGCACGGCAATGCCGCAAAGCGCAGACAGAACCAAGTCGCGTACAACGTGTTTTTCAGCAACCCCGTGCAGAATGACGGCGTTGCTCTGTTCGGCGCTCACGCGAGCGGCTCGACTATCTCGGGCGCTTCGGGAAATCCAACCGTGGCAAACCTCAACACCGCTTACCAAGCGATGATGGTTCAGAAGGGCATCAACTCGGATGTCATCATCAACGTGACCCCGAGATACATGATCGTCCCCGCTGCACTTTCGGGAACCGCAAGCCAGCTCTTGCAATCGACTGCCGACCCTCTGGCTGGCGGTTCGAGTACCACGGGCAACAGCAACACCGCCAACATTTACGGCCCCAACGGGAACCGAAATCTGGAGCTGATCGTTGAGCCCCTGCTCGATGCAAACTCCACAACGGCGTGGTATCTGGTCGCCGACAACCGCTCGATCGATACCCTTGAAATCAGTTTCCTGCAAGGTGAAGAGTCGCCCGTTCTCGAAAACGAGTGGGACTTTCAAACCGACTGCTACCGCTACAAGATCCGTCAGACGTTTGGCGTTGCTGCAATCGACTGGCGCGGCGTTTACAAGTACGCAACTAGCTAACCGCTACGCCCCTGACACCTCACCAAACACAACAAACAAACAGAGGAAACCATGAGCTTTAACTATCCGATCCAAGATTACATTCTTGAAGCCGAGGACTTTCTCGGCGGCGCAACCATCTCGACCACTGTTGGCGAAGGCAAGTGGAAAATCACCGACACAAGTGCGGCCGGTACGCCCACGTATGCCAAGGTCAACGAGCATGGCGGCGCGTTCGCGATGACCTTCAGCAATACAAGCGAAATTCAAAATCTTTGCTTGGACTGCGGCGATGTTCTGCAGTACGACATCGACCAGATGATCGACATCGAGTTTAGGATCAAAGCGGTCGCCACTTTGGCCGCTTCTACGACTCTGACCTTTGGGCTCAACACGGCTCGCAACGACAACCCAGACAGCACCACCGCACACGCGCAGTTTCAGCTTTCGGGAAGCAATGCGGTTCTTGTGGAAACCGACGACAACGTTTTGGACATCAGCGACATCGCAACCGGCCAAACGCTCGGCGCAGCTTACAAAAAGTTTGTGATCAGCTTTGCCTACGGAAAGCGAGACGTTCGCTTCTATATCGACAACGTTCGAGTCGGCGCGAACACGCTGTTTAACATGGGCAGCTTTACCACCAATTTTCAGCCGTTCGTGCAAATCCAAAAGACAGCCGACACAAACGTCAACAGCGTTACCGTCGACCTGATCAGCGTTCGCGCTCGTCGCGTATAGCAATGACACTTAAGTCCCAGATGCAGGAAGACGCGATGAGCGTCTTTCTGAATCTGAATGATTTCGCCGAAATTGTTGTGTATTACCCGCGCGGCGGCGGCGCTCGGCAAATCCGTGCAATTGTAAACCGGGATCCCCCGAGCTTTTACGATAGCACGGGCGCTGTCGTGGCGGTCAGTTTTATGATCTACGTTGCCAACGACTCGACGACCGGGATCGCGGGAACGGAGATCGACACAGGCGGAGATCGAGTAGCAGTTGCTCGGAGGGAGGGCGCAGTCAATCTGAATCAGCGA